AAAGGGTATCTTAGGGTACTTGACATAGACACCAACTTTTCGGTAGAATTTGATGGATCAACATGGATGTTCTTAATGACACTCTATGGTACTTATGTAGGAAAGAAGACGGCATGGCAGCACGAAGCAATTACGCAAGGAAAGCTGATACCACGCAATACTCTAAGCAACATATAAAGGCAATTGTAAAAAGCCTTGGCTTACAGGTAGCTGGTGAAACAGAGGTAGAGGTTTCTTTCTATTGCCCATTTCATTCAAATAGACATAGCGCAAGCTGCAGCATTAGTAAAACAACTGGAGCATGGCTATGCTTTAATCCATCTTGTGGAGAAACTGGATCTTTAATAGAACTAGTTAAAAGAGTTTTGCACAAGAATGACTTTGAAGCAATGAGATATGTCTATTCAAAAGAAGCGGAATCGCTTGAGAATTTTGATGATGTATTAAATGAAATGTTAGAAGACAAGCCAGAGTTCGTAGAGTTCCCAGAAGAAACATTAAAGAATCTGTATAACGATTTAATTAAAAGCGAGCAAGCAAAAGAATATTTTAAAGACAGAGGGATAGACCTACAGTCTATTTCACATTTCTCTTTAGGGTATTCTCCAAAGCAAAACATGGTTACAGTACCAGTTCATAGCCCAGACGGAATGCCAGTTGGTATTGTTGGCAGATCAATATCGGAAAAGAAATTTAAGAATAGCACTAATTTACCAAGAAGCAAAACTATGTTCAACATACATCGTGCTAAAAAAATAGGCGACCACGTTATTATTGTAGAGTCTAGCTTTGATGCAATCCGTGTGCATCAGGCTGGATTCCCCAATGTAATTGCAACTCTTGGAGGACATATATCTACAGAGAATATAGGTCTGATAAATAGGTATTTTAATAAGGTTACGCTAATGACAGATGCAGACCATGCTGGTCGTGAGCTTGCAAATAGCCTAGCATCAAGACTAAAGAATAAAGACCTCTTGTGGGCCTCTTATGAATATGGTAAGATATATCCACATGATGCAAAAGATGCTGGCGACATGACCGAAGAGGAAATTAAAGCCTGTATTAAAAACGCAGTTTCCAATATTGAATATCAATCTTGGACCCATGAAAAACAATAAACGGATGGATATATACCATCAAATACAAAGGAGAAAAATATGGGAATAGTAAAAGGTCTCAAGGGACTAAATAAGGTTATGGATGCACCTCAGCATTCAAGTGGTGACGGAGTTAAAGCACGTTGGGCAAAGCTTGAAGATGCAGAAAGCGTTAAGGTTCGTTTTCTTCAAGAGCTTGATCCAGATTCACCTACATATAATGAAAAAGCTGGACTGGGATTTATCGCAGTTGAGCACACAAATCCAAAAGATTATCGACGCAAAGCACTTTGCACAATGGAAGATCAAGGCAAGTGCTACGGATGCGAACAACATCGCAAAGATTACAAGGCTGGCTGGAAAGGCCGTTCAAGACTATACATCAATGTTCTTATTGATGATGGTAAAGAAGATCCTTATGTTGCAATTCTTTCACAAGGCTCAAGCGGTAAAACAATTACGCCTACGCTAATTGAATATGCTGGCGAAATGGGCTCTATTACAAACCTTATGTGGCGTATCAAGCGCTCAGGTACAAAGACAGACACCAGTTATACAATCATTCCTCTAGCAAAAGATGAGACACCTTTCGACTCATCATCACTTGAGCTATATGATTTAGAAACTACTGCAGTTCGTGACCTCCCATACACAGATCAAGATTCATTCTTTGCTGGTGAGGCTGGACCACACGCAGAAGAGTCAAGCTCAGACGACTCAAGCGTTATCTGGTAAAAGAAAGTAAATGTTGGGGCAGTCTATTGACTGCCCCTTCATTATTTAGTAGAATGACAGTATGATTACCTACGATATACCAGACCCATTTGAAACATTTGTTGCAAATAAGTATAGGAATTATGTAGGAGCTATGTATGATTTCTTTGCTAGAGAATGGCATATGAAATGCGGATGTTGCAAAGAAGATTTATATGCACCAACAAAAAAGATATTAACTAAAATTAGGTTGTATCACACTAGAAATGAATGCACAGGCGGATATTAATGAGTTTTACACACCTACATGTTCACTCCTATTATTCATTAATGGATGGGCTAAATTCACCTAAAGAATTGTGTCAAGCAGCTCTAGATGCTGGGCAGACTGCGATTGCAATCACAGACCATGGTACTCTCTCATCACACAGAGATATGCAGATTGCCGCAAAAGAAACTGGCATTAAGCCAATTCTTGGTGTTGAGGCGTACATTTCTCCAACAGATAGGTTTGATAGATCATCTAAAACAGATAAGTCTATTCAAGCTTATAACCATATTATTTTACTAGCGAAAAATAAAAAGGGGTTGGAGAATATCAATATTCTACAAGAGCTTGCTTGGAACGAAGGCTTTTATCATAAGCCACGTATTGACAGAGAGGTTTTAAATGATTATAGCGAAGGTATTATCGTTCTCAGCGGATGTCTTAATGGACTCATTAGTAAGGCTATCGCTAAAGGTAACATGGAGGAAGCAGAACTTCTTCTCAAAGGCTTTAAACAAACTTTCGGACAAGATTTTTACGTGGAAGTGCAATCACATAACCCTATGGAGATCAACTCCGCCCTTCTAGAATTAGCAGATAAACTTAAAATTAAAGCGGTGGCAACAGGAGATGCTCACTTTGCTAAAGAAGAAGATAGAATATTAGAAGAAGCATTATTAATCCTATCAACATCTCCAAAGGTTGATAAAGATACAGATTTTGAAATGTCTAGAAACATGAAAGATATGTTAGATAGATTTAATTATCTTTACCCAGACCGCAGAATATCATTTCAAGATATGAATCTATTTATACAATCACGTTCAGAGATTGAAGCTGACTTTAATAAAGCTGGGATTAATCGAACAGACATCTATGAAAACACTATGGAGATTGCAGACAAGATAGGCGACTATGACTTCTATCAGGGTCTAGACCTCCTGCCAGTCCCAAAGACTGATGCTGATGAAAGACTAAGGGAGTTGGCTGAAAAGGGCTTAGAGAGGCTTCAGAAGGCTTCAGACCCTATTTATATGGAGAGGCTTGACGAAGAGCTTGGTATTATTGCTAAGAAAAATTTTGCATCATATTTCCTTGTTGTTGGAGATATGATTAATTGGGCTAAAGAGAACAATATTATGGTTGGTCCAGGCCGTGGTTCTGCTGCTGGATCTTTAGTTTGTTATACATTAGGCATTACAGATGTTGATCCAATTAAATATGATTTATTGTTTTTTAGATTTATTAATGAGGAGCGAAATGACTTCCCAGACATTGATACAGACTTTGAAGACAGAAGAAGAAAAGAAGTTAAAGATTATTTAAAGAAAAAGTTTAAGCATGTTGCTTCCATTTCTACATACACTTATTTTAAAGACAAGGGAGTGGTTCGAGATGCTGCTCGTGTCTTTATGGTTCCACTTCAAGAAGTTAACCGTGCATTAAAGTCTGTAGATACATTTGAAGATTTTATCGATTCTCCAAATACAAAAGAGTTTAGACTTAGGTACCCAGAAGTTGTTTGGCTTGCTGACAGACTACGTGGCAGAATTAGATCAGTTGGAGTGCATGCTGCTGGAGTTGTTGTGGCCAAAGATGATTTGCGTAAGTTTGCCCCAGTAGAATCTCGTGAAGACTCCCAGGATAAGGTGTCAGGTAGAATTCCAGTCGTCGCATACGATATGGATACGGTTGCAGATATAGGTCTTATTAAGCTAGATGCGCTAGGTCTTAAGACTTTATCTGTGATTTCCGACACACTTCAATCAATCAAAGAAAGGCATGGGAAGACAATTAATCTTTCCGAAATGCCACTTGATGATAAAGATGTTTATAAAATGCTTAATGACGGATACACAAAAGGCGTCTTCCAGGCAGAAGCAACCCCATACACAAATCTTTTAATCAAGATGGGGGTAGACAAGTTTGAAGATTTAGCTGCTTCAAATGCTCTCGTTAGACCAGGAGCAATGAATACCGTTGGCGCTGCGTACATTAATCGTAAAAATGGCAACGAGGCAGTTGATTATATGCACACAATCATGAAACCTTTTACCGAGAACACATATGGTGTTATTATATATCAAGAACAAGTTATGCAGGCATGTGTACACCTAGGTGGCATGACATGGGCAGAAGCTGACAAGGTACGTAAGATTATTGGAAAGAAGAAAGATGCAAAAGAATTCGACCAGTTCAAGGATAAGTTTGTTACTGGGGCTTCAGAACACATTACTAAGAAAAAAGCAGAAGCCCTATGGCATGACTTTGAAGCTCATGCAGGTTATTCTTTTAATCGTTCCCATGCTGTTGCTTACTCTATGCTTTCTTATTATACTGCTTGGCTCAAAACTTATTATCCTTTGGAATTTATGTTCTCGGTTCTTAAAAACGAAAATGATAAAGATGCAAGAACAGAATATTTAATTGAGGCAAAGAGACTAGGGCTAAAAGTACTGCTTCCTCATATTAATGAATCAGATGTTTATTTTTCTTTACAGGAAAATTCTATAAGATTTGGTTTGGCTGAAGTAAAGTTTATTTCAGACAGTATTGCAAATAAAATAATAGAAAGAAGACCTTATAATGATTACAGCGACTTCATTGATAAGGCATCGAAAAAAGGTTCTGGCATTAATAGCCGTGCTATTGCTGCTCTTAACTCCATCGGCGGTGCTGCGTTTAATGATAACAAAAGGCAAGGAAATGAAAAAGACAACTACTACGAATACCTAGGCATTCCAACATTTAATCTTGAAGGCATTCCTCCAAGGATTAAGGCTCAAGCAAAACCAATTGAAGATTTTGACGATCTTGGTTCGTTTGTTATGTTTGGTATGGTTAAGTCTATTAAACGTGGAAATGGCTGGGCAAGAGTAGAGCTTGTAGATGAGACTGGATCTGTTGGTCTTTTTCATACAGAACAAACACAAATTGAAACAGGGCAGATGTATTTTATTTTGGTGGGAGATAACAGAATATCAAGATACATCAAGGTCTCAGACATAAACCCAGAGTCAAATGATTTATTTGTAGACTACCTATATAGAAAGAAATATGACCTTGAAGAAGACGAGTATATTGTGGTAAACTTTACACCTTATACAACTAAGGCTGGCAAACAAATGAGCCACATAGTACTTTCAGATAAAGATAAAAACCTAACTAGGGCCATCGCATTCCCAGCAATGTATAAAATGACATTAGCAAAAATGCGTGAAGGAATGAAGTGCAAGGTTACGTTAGCTAAACTAGATGACGGAACATTAAATATAAAGGAGATAGCATGACAGAAGAAAACATCCAAGTTTCAACTGCAGAAGAGGTTTTTGGAGCATTAAGTGTACCAAAGATTTTAATTGCAGCCTTGCAAACATTAGGAACAATTGTAGTGCCAACGGATGCATTTTTAAGTGCAGCCACCGAAGACCAAGAACTAAAGGTTGATTACAATTCAGATGATCAGACATTTACATTTACACTAAAGGAACAAGATGGATCAGGGAATAACAACAACGAGCTCATTACAGACTTCGAGTAATAGTCAAGAGCTTGTTACGGATTATGGGCTAGATGTACTTGCTGCACTTCTACATGAAACAGCAATTGAAAAAGGTTTCTGGAGTAGTCCAAAAAACTTTGATGTATTTGGAAACAAGATCGCCCTCATTCATTCAGAAGTAACAGAAGTTTTAGAAGCAATAAGAAAAAATAAAGGCTCTGAGCAAATTGTAGAAGAAATGGTTGATATTTTAATTAGAACTCTTGATCTATATGCTTCAATGAGAAATGCTGGTTTTGTAGAACATAGCCTTGATGAAATTCTATTTAACAAAATGGAAAAAAATAAGGTTCGCCCGAAGCTTCACGGCAATTTATTTTAATGATATAATTGTATAAAAGAGAGAGAATAAATGACTATAGCGATTGATGAAATCCTAGCAGGATTAGATCCGAAAACAAGAGCAAGAGTAAAAGCAGCACAAGATGTAAAAGTAGAAAAGCAAAAGACACCCAGCATTGGATTAAACATGGCATTAAAGGGTGGGCTTGGATACGGAAGACAGGTTCTTGTTTGGGGAAATAAATCTGCAGGAAAGTCTTCATTCTGTTTACAGATGATTGCTCTTGCACAAAAAGAAGGAAAAACTTGTGCTTGGATTGATGCAGAGGCATCCTACGATCAATCTTGGGCAGAGATGCTTGGAGTAGATTCTTCTTCCCTTATCTATTCCCCAGCAAAAACTGTAAACGATATGGTTGATGTTGCTACAAAGCTAATGGATGCTGGAGTAGACATAATTGTTGTCGATTCGATATCAGCATTGCTGCCAGCCATTTATTTTGAAAAAGATGGAAATGAAATGAAAGATTTGCAAGACACTAAGCAAATCGGCGCTGAAGCAAAGGATATGACCCACGCAGTCAAAATGTTAAACTATGCAAACAAAAACACACTATTGGTACTCATCTCACAGCAAAGAAATCAATTTGGATCTATGCATGCCTCCCACATACCGACAGGAGGAATGGCAGTCAAGTTCTTTTCTTCCACCGTCATTAAGCTTTGGTCTTCTGAAGCTGAAGCTAATGCTATCAAAGCAGGCATTAAAGTTGGTGACAAAATTATTGAACAAAGAGTTGGCAGACCTGTCAATTGGATTATTGATTACAACAAGCTCGGCCCCCCTAACCTATCTGGACAATACGACTTCTACTACCAAGGAGAATCACTTGGAGTAGATTTAGTTGGCGAAACATTAGACGTGGCGGAAATGGTTGGAGCGGTAGAAAAAGGTGGAGCCTGGTACACAGTTGATGGACAACGTTTACAAGGACGTGCAAAAGCAGTCTCATACCTAAGAGAGAACCCAAAAGTAGTAGAAAAACTAATTGAGGAAATCAATGCCAAAAATTAATGAATTCTTTAATAAGGAAGAGCCTAAGCAAATCAATTCTACATTTGAAGAGCTTACTGGTATTAGGCCATGCTCAAGTTGTGAGTTAGATGTAGATGGTGGGTGGTGGGATCCCGAAAATTTAATTATGAAGTGGACATGTTCTAATGGGCATGAAACAACACATAGGGTTGGATAATGTCAGAGAGAGCAGAAGTAAAAAGAGATGGAGCTAAAGCCCAGAAGAATTCAGGAAGAGGCGACTATCAAAAGGGTGACGCACAATGGAAAAAGTTTCTTGTGGATTACAAAGAAGCAGGAAAATCTTTTACATTAAACAAAGATAACTGGGCTAAGATCTGTACGGATACTTTTAAAGTAAACAGAGACATGCACCCAGCACTAAAAATTATTATAGGAGCAGAGTCTAAAGTTAGACTAGGTATTATAGAGTGGTCAATTCTTGAAGAGTTGATCCAGTTTTATGAGGAGAATCATGATTAGAGAAGTATTCCTAACAACACTTACTGGCATGGGTGTGGGTGCAGTATTCAGCATATTTAAACTACCAGTACCAGCCCCACCAGTATTTGCTGGCCTAATGGGTATTTTTGGTTTGTGGATGGGCTACGGATTAGTTCAAAGGATGTTGTCATGACAATGTTTTTTATGGGATTGCTAGTTGGTCTTGTGGTTGGTTACGGCCTAGGATTATTTATAGACAAGTGGGACAAGAGGATTAAAAATGGCAGAGGATAGAAACACACTTCAGTTAATTAGTGATATAACAGAGTTTAATGATCTTCATGAGTACATGCAGGATGAGCATTTAGACAAGGCTTTATCAATTGTTGTAAAGCTTTTGATGAACCCAGATGTTCCATCTGCTAAAGCCCCCATGCTTATTATGGAGCTTCAAGCAATGTCTACTAAGTTTGCCGTAATGTCTTCTGTGTATTCAACTATTGCTAAAGATAAAGCGGGAACTGTAAATAATAATAAAAAGAACGTTTACTATTCAGTAAAGGAGTCCATAGACAAACTTGTAGATGCACTTAAGTATGTCGTTAGGTATAATTCATGAATTGGTTACAGGCTTTAATTATATTTGGTCCCGTTGTTTTTTTATTAGCGGCTTTTTGGAAGGATATTAAATAATGGGTAGAGACATAGTAAAAAATCTTAAGTTTAAAAAACATACAGGTAAATTTTTTGACCCTGAACTTTTTGCTCAGCTATTAGATGATGCATATAAAAATACAAAACGTGCAGATGGGTCTATGACAAAGAAATCATTTAGCCCTAGCTCACTAGGTTACGGTCATGGAAAGTGCCCTAGGTATTGGTATATGGCATTTTCGGGAGCAGTTTTTATTGATGACAACGATGCGGTTGCAGTTGCTAATATGGCACAGGGAACACAGGCTCACGAAAGACTACAGAAGCTTATTGCTACTATGCCAGAGTGGAGAGCGGAAGAAGAAGAGATCATTAATGAGTACCCTCCAATTCGTGGCTTCATAGACTTAATAATGGAGTATGACGGTGAGACTGTTATTGGAGAAATTAAAACGGCAAAGCAAGAAGTATGGGACACAAGACAGTCAGAGATGAAATCTTCAGCAAACCACATGCTTCAGCTACTTACATACATGAAGTTAAAGAATGCCAAAGAGGGTTTCTTTTTGTATGAAAACAAGAACACGCAAGAGATACTTATTATTCCAATCTCAATGAATGATAAGAATAAGAAAATTATTGAGGATGCATTCCTATGGATGCAAGAAGTATATGATAATTTTAAAAATGGAGATCTTCCAATGCGTCCAGCAGGTGCAACTAAATCAAAGATGCCCTGCACATACTGCCCAGTCAAGAAAGAATGCTATGATAAAACTGGCCCAATTGGAACTGTTCAAATAGAGTTATATGAGGCACCAGTTCTGTGATCTGTTCAAATAAAGAGTGTTTAAAAGAATTTGATGCCAAGACTCATAATCAAAAATACTGTACCGATGAATGTTGCAGAATTGCAACAAACAAAAGAATAATGGAAAAGTACTATGAAAAAAAGGCTATTAAAAATGGTGCTACCAGATTATGTAAATCTTGTAAATCTATGCTAAGTAGATACAATGATTCTAATGTTTGTTCTAAATGTGTCAATGGCAAAAAAGATAAGACAAAAAATAGAATCAAAGAGATAATTGATGAAATTAGCTAGCTTAGTTAAAACTAAAGCATATCGTGTTTTAGGTATCGACGCTTCAACAAATTCAATTGCATTCTGTTTAATGGAAAATAATATACCATTAAAGTGGGGTAAAATTGATCTTGAGGGAATGAATATCTACGAAAAGATATACGATGCTAAGAAGAAGATGTCGACAATGCTTGATGAATTAAAGTCGGACTATATTGTTGTAGAAGGTGCCATACTTGTCAGATCACCCGATGCTGTGATAAAATTATCATATGTCTACGGGGTTGTTATTGCTGAGCTTATGTCTACTGGCGCTTCAGTCATTACTATATCCCCTAGTGCTTGGCAAGCTTATATTGGAAACAAAAATCCTACCAAAGAAGAAAAAGCAGCGATTAGATTTAAAAATCCAGGATACGCAGACTCTTGGTACAAAAACCAATTAAGGAATATGCGTAAACAAAGAACGGTAGACTACTTTAATAAAAAGTATAATCTAAGCATAACAGATTTTGATGTTGCAGATGCATTTGGCATTGCACACTATTCAAACGAGGAGCTAACAAAAAGATGAGCCCAGACTGGAACGAAAAAAGCAATCAAGAAGAATTTGTAATAGACCTTTTAGGTGGCAAAAAAAATGGACATTATGTTGAGCAAGGTGCATTTCATTCTAAGAATGGAAGCAATACGTACAGACTAGAAAATGAATTTGATTGGAAAGGCGTTTCCTTTGAGATTGTACCAGAGTTTCATGAGGAAGTTGTAGCAAATAGAAAAAACCCTTGTGTACTTGGTGATGCAACTAAATTTGATTATATTAAATATTTTGAAGAAAATAATTTTCCAGAGCAAATCGATTACTTGCAGGTAGATATTGATGGAGGATACACGGAAAAAGGATATCCTATTGGAAACCCATACCTTTCATTACATGGTCTAATTGCACTACCATTAAATAAATATAGATTTACTGTTATTACTTTTGAGCATGATGCAAATCTTGTTTTGAATAATGTAGCAATGCGTGATACACAAAGACAAATTTTAGATTCTCTTGGCTACGCCCTAGTTGTAAGAGATTATCATGAAGACTGGTGGGTTGATAGAAATGTAGTTAGCTACACAGACTACAAGCATCATTTTAGTTGGAATGCAATGTGAAGCTATACCAGAGCAGAGATTGGCTACACCGAAGGTATGTAGTACAAAAGAAAACGGTTACAGAAATAGGTAAAGAGTGCGGAGTCTCTGCTATGACTATACAGAGATATTTACAGGTATTTGGATTGTTGAGAAAAAAATGACAGGTTATCCTAATAAAAGTGGCGGCTACCAAGCATGGACAGCTGATCTACAGTTAATAGCAACAGATGCTCCATCTGGCAATAGAATCATGAGCGAATGTTTAGAAATTGCAGAGATGCTTATTAAAAAGAATATATCATATGGAGACTCGGCGCTTAGCCCAATGAGGCTATTTGCACAGTCAGACTCAGTTGAGCAGCTAAAGGTTAGAATTGATGATAAGCTAAATAGAATCAAAAATTCTCAGGGGTTTGCTGGAGATAATGATATTGATGACCTTATAGGTTACTTAATCCTATTAAGGATAGCCATGTCTAAGGTTGCAATTTCAGTCAACTAGAAGTATAATAAACTATATGACTAATGAAATAGAACCAGCAGTTCATTTTGACCGCATGAATAAAGTGGTTGAAGAGTTGCTCAAAGGTAATTCCGCCACACAAATAGCAACTATTACGGGGTTTTCACGTAAAGATGTTCTAGAGTTTATTGATGAGTGGAAGGGTGTTGTGCACAATGATAGCAACATCCGTGATCGTGCCAGAGAAGCAATCTCTGGTGCTGATCAACACTACGCAATGCTTATTAAAGAAGCATGGAAGACTGTGGAAGACGCGGATACTCAAGGACAATTAAATGTAAAGGCGGGAGCATTAAAGCTCATAGCAGACATAGAGACCAAAAGAATAGCAATGCTTCAATCTGTTGGTGTTTTAGAAAATACACAGATAGCATCTCAAATTGCAGAGACAGAGCGTAAGCAAGAAGTTTTAGTTGGAATTTTAAAAGAAGTAACAGCAACTTGTCCTAAGTGCAAGATAGAAGTTGCAAAAAGGCTATCTCAAATTACTGGTATAGTCGAGTCAGTAATAATTGAGGAAGCTGATGTCGTTTGATTTCTCAGATTTAATTGACATACTAGATGGCGAAGAGTTTGAAGAAAAGCCAGTAGACCTACGCACATTTGTAAATCATCCAAACTTTTTAGGATTGCCTCCACTTTCTGAATACCAGTATACATTAATTGAAAAAAGCTCACAAATATATAAAGAGTCTACACTTAAAAAATTATTTGGAGATGAAGAAGGATCAATTAGATTTAAGCAAACTGCTAATGAAGTTGTAGCACAATTAGGAAAAGGTTCTGGAAAAGACTACTGCTCTACAATTGCAGTTGCATATATAGTATATTTACTATTATGCCTAAAAGATCCAGCGACTTATTATGGCAAACCTCCTGGAGACTCAATTGATATTATTAATATTGCGATTAACTCACAGCAGGCAAGCAATGTATTTTTTAAAGGCTTTAGAAGCCGCATAGACAAGTCCCCATGGTTTGTTGGAAAGTACTATGCAAAAGCATCTGAAATACAGTTTGACAAGGCAATAACAGTTCACTCTGGCCACTCTGAGAGAGAGGCATGGGAAGGATATAACGTTATTGTTGTAATCCTTGACGAAATCTCTGGCTTTGCAATTGAAAATACAACTGGCCACGACCAAGCAAAAACTGGCAGTGCGGTATATGATATGTACAGGGCATCAGTAGATTCTCGTTTCCCAGACTTTGGCAAAGTAATATTGCTATCCTTTCCTAGATTTAAAAATGATTATATTCAGCAAAGATATGATGCAGTGATAGGTGAAAAAGAAACGGTAATTAGAGAACACAAATTTAAGATGTACGAGGAAATACCAGATGGAACAGAGGGAAATGAATTTGAAATACAATGGGAGGAAGACCATATCATATCTTATAAGATACCTAAAGTATATGCTATTAAACGTCCGACTTGGGAGATCAACCCAGTTAGAAAAATTGACGACTTTAAAACAGCATTCTATACAAACCCCACCGATGCCCTATCCAGATTCGCCTGTATGCCACCTGATGCGGTTGATGCATTTTTCAAATCAAGAGAAAAAGTAGAAAAGGCATTTAATGTAGGCTCAATTGCAGTTGATACTTTTGGTAGACTTGAGGAATGGTTTTTGCCAGACCCAGATAAAAAATATTATATACATGTTGACCTTGCTCAAAAACATGACCATTGCGCTGTTACAATGGCACATGTTAACAAGTGGGTAAATGTAAAGGTCACAGACACCTATTCTCAGCCAGCCCCGATTGTTGAGGTTGATGCAGTTAGATACTGGACCCCTACACCAGATAAGTCGGTTGATTTTACTGAAGTTAAGGACTACATATTGTCTCTAAAAACAAGAGGATTTAACATAGCAATATGTACTTTTGATAGATGGAACTCTCACGATATGATGCAACAGCTAAAGCAGTATGGCATAAACACAGAAATTCTTTCTGTTGCTAAAAAGCATTACGACGACATGGCTATGGTTGTTGCTGAAGAAAGATTAATCGGTCCACACATATCATTGCTTATAGATGAGCTATGCCAGCTTAGAATTATGAGAGATAAAGTTGACCACCCTAGAAAAGGTTCCAAGGATCTCGCAGATGCTACATGCGGTGCCATATTTAATGCTATTAGCCGTACCAGATTTGATAACAATCAAGAAATAAATGTTCATACTTATGAATCAATGAGTTATGATAATGATTTTAAAAGAGATGAAGACGCAGAAACAAACTCATACAATATGATAAGGCCACCAAG